CTTATTAACCCCTCCTATATCATCTATCTAGTTTTAGGAATTTAATGGGATTCCGAAAAACGAAATTTCACCTCAACACCTGTTTCTCGGATCTCTGGCGAATGACACCGCACGATAACCCTTTGGAATACATGAAGAAGTTTCATTTCTTTGCTTCCTTGCTCATGCGCTTGCTGACAAACCCACAGAGGGAGCGCATGTTCCCAAAGTAGGCTTTGTTCTTCCACCGCCACCGTGAACTGGATGGCCAGTAATCAACACGGTTGTTCTGCAGGGTGAAAGAGAAGTGGTACTCGGTATGTTGTACTAACTTCTGTCCGAGTAACTGTTCGAGTTCGGCCCGTCCCCCCTTGTCAAAGTCTATGAGCCTTGCTGTCCGACGTTGTTTGCGGTGGTGATGGTATGCTGCCCACATCGCAGAGTCAGAATCGTCGTCAGGATTCTTGCCTGGTGCCGGAGGAAGTGTGACAGTTTTGACACCGTCAATGACTTCTTCCGGACAAACGCACTCTCCTGGTTCACACTCGTATGGGCAAGAACTGTATGAACACTTCACGGTCACTGTGATCCGGTGTCCTCTCGCGCCCGGCTCTGCTTCCGGCACGATCTTGATGCGCATTTCCTTGGCCACCTCCATCACCTCACCTCTGTCCATTTCCGGTCAATGTCCCACTGCAGGTCACGCGCCCTGCCTCCCTTGGCAACATACTCCTCATATGGAACGCCCTCGGTTCTGCCGAGGATGATCTCATAGGAGTGCCAACCCTTGCTCCCGACCCGGCGCGGATTGCTGCGGCACTTGGGGTAGATGGTCTTGCCAGCGAACTTTCCTGTCCCGGCAGGACGACCCACTTTCCTTTTCTGCTCGTTACGAATGGTCATGTCGTGTCTCCTTTCCGTTGGGTGGAGCGGCGCTCAGTGCGCCGCACGATAGGGCCGATAGGTCACACCATTGATGTGCCAGTGCACATGGACACCATCCACATCAGCGCCCTCGTAGGCCTCGAGCAGGATCCTGTGCGCCTCCTCCGGCGTCTCGGCGTCCTCGGCATCATAGATGGTCTGCGCACCACCCTTGAACCAGTCTGCCGGGCTGTAGTGCTCGTCGTACTCGGTGAAGCCGAACTCGATCTCGATAGGGGTGTTGCTCATCTCGGTTACTCCTCTGTTTGGGTGGAGCGGCGCTCAACACGCCGCTGGTTTATTCTTTCAGGCAACTCAGGCTAGTCGCAGAAGTAAACCGTCAGGTTGCGGCCATTGCGCTCGACCGACACCCACTGCTCGCTGACATAAAGGGCATCATAGTCCTGAGTGGCGAGCAGCTTGTTCAGCCGGTTGATGCGCATCTTGGTGGCCTTGGTGTTGGCCTCGGAGTAGGTGCCGAGGCAGCCGCACATGCAACCAACCTTGCCATTGTAGGCGCGGATGACGGCGGAGGGCTTGACTTGGAACTTGAGGTTGGTCATTTCATTTCTCCTTCGTTTCAATAATGGTATTAAACCTGATTTTGTCGAAAAAGAAAAGTCCTTTTTCACAAAAAAATTGAAATTTTTCAGCCCTCATTCACAGGGAGCGGCGCTCAACGCGCCGCACGATTGAACTGGTGATCCCCGAGCAACCCTTCACCTAGTCTCGCACCATTCGACGAAATTGGCCTTGGCGTACTCGTCAAGCCAACGACCAGCACCGGGGTAGGCCACCCAAATGTCGCCGTCCTCATCAACCTCAACCTCGGACTGATTGCTCCACTCGGTCACCAGTTCCTCGATCGGCCGGTCGGCATGCTTGCGGATCATGCGGATGACCTCATTCAGTGTGTAGGCCTCCATGCCTTCGGTGCTTGCCTGCGTCTCACCGACATCAATCGTGCCATGCTCATCAGCAGCAGCCTGGATGGCCTCGTCCTCGTTCTCGCCCTCAAAGGCACCCCAGTAGATCCCGTTAGCGTAGACTGCGTAGATGGTCATTTTGTCCTCCTGTGTTGCTGTGTTAGCTTGCTGGTTCTCAGTGTGCCGCGAGAACGACAGCACTGCCATCCCTCTGTGCTTCCAGAACGTCTCTGCGATCTATCGCGACTGTGTGGCCATCGCTGGTCCTGCAGATGTACATGTAGCTGTTGCGTATCTTCAGGACCCCGGCGACAGTGAAAGTCTCTGTTTCTGTCTTGATGAGGTAGCCATTACGGATTGTGCTGATGAGCTGCGCGGTCATTTCTTTCTCCTTCCTAGGGGTGTTGCTCGGGGCAGGAGTGGCGCTCAAAGCGCCACTTCCTTCGACAAGATCCTGTATTGCTCTTCTGCCAAGTCGTTCAGACGCTTCATTTCCTCATCATACTCGGCCTGCGTCAGGCGTCCCGACATGAGCAGGGAATCAAGCAGGTCAACTCGTGCCTCAACGCGCATTTCGATCTGATTCTCGGTCATTTCTTTCTCCTTCGTTTCAATAAGAGTATTAAACCCGATTTTGCCAAAAAAGAAAAGTCCTTTTTTCACAAAAATTGAATTTTTTCAGTCCTCCCTCTCAATTTCCCAGATGAGCCTGACTGGCAGCGCCCGGTTGATGGACCAATCGCGCACAGTCCCGTCCTTGACTGCCAGCATGTGCCGCGCAGTGACCCAGATCATGTTGGGGTGGCAGTCTGCCCATGCCTCCGGGAACCGGCGCAGGTGATGCGTTGTGATTGAGCGCAGACGGTGGTGCGGCGAGGGGTAGGTGCTGATCTTCCTCCAGTACTCGCCGACAGACCACTCCCTGATCCTGAAGCCGAGCTGCTTGATGGCCTGCCTGCTAATAGGGACCGGCGTCCCCTTTCCTTCCTGGCGGCCGAGTCTCTTCAGCAGGGCATGAACCTCTGCATAAGGCACACCACAGGCGATTGCGATAGCCTTGACCGCGCAATCATTGCGCTCGCCGATCTTGTGTGCTTCGATGGACAGGCGGTGAAAATCTTCACTGAATGAGGTGCGGTGTATGCGGGACATTTTGGTCTCTCTTGTGCTTGGTGTGTTGCTTGCTGGAGGGGAGGGGCCACACAGGCCCCTCGGGTGAGCATCAGTCGCAGACCTCACACAGCTCCGAGGCCAGCTGCAGCAGCAGGCGGGACTTTTCCTTCTGGTCCTTGACCTGCTGGTCGCTCGTCGCATTGGCGAGCAGGCTTCCGAAAACGTCCTCGATCTTGCGGCTCAGCTCGTTGTACCGGTTGGCCTTGGAGTTCTTCATGATCGTAGTCCCTTGTTGGTGTTAATCTCAATAATGGTATTATGCCTCATTTTGGCAGAAAAGAAAAGTCCTTTTTTCACAAAAAAATGAAATTTTTTCAGTCACGACTCAAAGGCACGATTCTTTCCAGTGTCGCTCCATCACATCCAGGATCTTCTCAATTGCTGCGGCCTTCCCCATTCCTTTGGAACACTGCACACCGCCGGGGAAATACCCTTCAGGGTAAATCACTCGGAACCTCACCCCATCATCCTCAAACCTCGCGCACATGCAGTGCTCTTTGACCTGCTCAATCAGGACATTGACGCGATTGGTGCGGTCCTTGACGTTGTTCACAGCCACTTCTCCTTTCCTGAGGGTGGAGCGGCGCTTAGCGCGCCGCCCTTAGCTCTTCGATTACATCGCGGAAGGCGTGATCGAGAATGGCACGCTGCTTCCGAGCATTCTGAGCAACTGAGGTCCAACCACCGGCCTTGTTCTGGCGAGAATAGAAGGAAAGAACACGATTTCCGGTCTTGAGGAACTTGCCCTGGTAGATGAATTCTCCGACTTGCTTGATCTTGGTGATCCGGGTGTTGGCCATCTCATTTCTCCTTCGTTTCAGTAAGGGTATTAAACCTGATTTTGCCAGAAAAGAAAAGTCCTTTTTTCACAGGATGTGAATTTTTTTCAGGAAATTTTCGGACCAACAAAAAATACCACTTTTCTTTTCAGTTCGGATGAGGCATCAATAGGAGCGTCGCAAAAGTGGATTGGCATAGGGCCACCCAAGACGACAGGAGAAACCAATGACCAAGGAACTAGTCAAGGCCGAACCGGCCAATAACCTCCCAGCAGCCAGCGCTGACTTTTCTGCGTTCGACGGTATCCCGTCAGGCTACGAGAACGTCACTGCGCGTGACCTGCTCATCCCTCGCCTCACGATCCTCCAGGGCCTCTCGCCTCAGGTGACGCGCGGCCAGCCGGAATACGACGAAGAGGCAAAGGTCGGTGACATTTACGACGTGGGCCTTCAGCAGCGCTTCCCTGACGGGATCATCTTCATCCCGGTCTTTTACCAGAAGCAGTGGCTCGAATGGGCACCTCGCTCCTCGGGCAAGGGCCTCCAGGGCATTCACGACACTGACGCCATTCTGGACCAGTGCGAAAGGGACGACAAGGGCAAGTACGTCCTCCCGAACGGAAACTACATCTCCGAGACTGCCCAGCTGTATGGGCTGAATGTCTCGGCGGATTTCCGCAAGTGTTTCATCCCGATGGCCTCGACCCAGCTCAAGAAGGCTCGCCGCCTGCTGACGCTGGCCACCAGCGAGAAGCTGACCCGCGACGACGGCTCACAGTTCACTCCGCCGCTGTTCTATCGCTCGTACATCATGACTTCAGTGCCCGAGTCCAACAACGAGGGCAACTGGATGGGCTGGAAGATCGAGCGCGGCTCTCCTCTGACTGAGTTCGCCAACTGGAGGCAGTTGCTGGACGACATCAAGGAATTCCGTGAATCCCTCGCCGAGGGCACCGTCAAGGGCGATATCGCCTCGATGGAGCGAGAAGCGGGCACGATCATCGATCACGATGTGATGTAGCCCCAAGGAGGTCGGCGCAGCTGGGAATTTGTGGTGGTGGTGCCCTCCCATGTCCTCCCAGCCACAGCCGCAAGGTCGATGCAGCTGCGCCGACACCACACGAGTTAACACGTGAAGTGAGAGACAAACCAATGACTGACTTTTCCGTATTTGACGATGGCGCTCCGGTTGCGTCTGACACTGCCATTGCAGACCTCCTGGCCAAGGCCAATGACCTCATTGATACTGAGCACCGGATCGCCGAGGTCGAGGCACTGCTCAAGACCCTCTCCAGCCACGCCAATGAGCTGAAGACCAAGATCATCCCGGACAAGATGGCCGAGGTCGGGCTGAGTGAGTTCGCCACTCCGGAAGGCTACAAGCTCAAGATCGAGGAATTCGTCGCCGGTTCCCTGCCCAAGGAGCCTGATCGCAGAGAGCGGGCCATCAAGCGCCTTGAAGAGTGGGGTGCGGACGGGGTGATCAAGAACGAAATCCACCTGTCCTTTGACAAGTCCCAGCACAACGAGGCCATGGCACTGGCTGATGATCTGCGGCAGCGCGGGTTCGCTTGTGAGGTGAAGTCGGGCGTTCACCCCCAGACTTATCTGGCTGTCATCCGTGAGCGGCTGGCTAGTGGTTGCGAAATCGACCTCGAAGAAATGGGCGTGTTCTCCGGCCGCCGGACCAAGATCACCCACCCGAAGAGGAAGTGACATGACAAAATTCATCGTCATCGGCGCTGGCATGTCCGGCCTTCTGGCTGCTGCTGTACTGCGAGAGGACTGCCTGAAGGTGGTCGAGGCGCAGCCTGAGTTGCCGAACAACCATTCCGCCTTGCTCCGGTTCCGGTCGTCAATCGTCGGGGACACGCTGAATATCCCATTCAAGCCGGTGCAGGTGATCAAGGCGGTCGCCACCTTGGGCAATCCAGTGGCTGATGCCATCAGCTACTCCCTGAAGACCAATGGCACCGCCCGGCTGCGCTCAATAATCACCGCGCAAGGGGCCACGGAGCAGCGCTGGATTGCGCCTCCGGACTACATCTCGGCGGTGGCGCGGAAGGTGACTGCACCAATCCATTTCGGCGAGAAGTGGGACGGGAGAGCAGGCGTTGACACCCCAGTCATTTCCACGCTCCCGATGCCAACGCTCATGAAGATGCTCAATTATCGCCATGAGCAGGAGTTCCGGTCCATTGAGGGGTGGACATGCACCGCCCGGCTCAAGGACACCGATCTGTGCGCCACGATCTACATCCCTGACAGGCACGAACTGGCATATCGGGCCTCGATCACTGGCGATCAGCTGATCGTGGAATATGCCTTTCCGGGCCTTTCTGAGGCTGAGGCACAGGAGCGGATGAGGCATCTGGCAGACTACCCCAAGAATGCGCGCGATCACCTGCACTGGGTACTCAGTCTGTTCGGGATGACGTCAGCCTCAATCGTCGGCAAGCCAGTGTTCAAGCGCCAGCGCTATGCCAAGATCCTCCCAGTGGACGAAGATGCGCGCAAGCGATTCATCCTGTGGGCAACAGAGCACCACAACATTTATTCGTTCGGACGTTTCGCCACATGGCGACCGGGCCTGCTGCAGGATGACCTGATCAACGATCTGCGCGTGATCCAGAGACTGGCCAATGGTGGCACCAGCTATGATGCGAGGAGGGGGTGATGGACATGGATGGACTTTATGCATTCGGTGAGGTCTTGGATCGCCTAGAGAGCAAGGTCAAGGAAGCTTCCAAGTGGCGCGAAAAGGCAGATGAGCTGGATCGTGAACTGGCAGCGACCAAGCAGGAGCTGGAAGCAGCGAGGAAGGAAATCCATAGGATGCAGATCCTTGCCCATTCGCCAGAGCCTGAAAAGACGAGCGAAGATATTTCATTCTGAGATAACACTGAAGAGAAGGAACAAGTCAATGCCTGAAGTCAAGCTGATCAGCTACACCGGCCACGGTCACCCGGACCCGCTCTATGCAGCCAAGCTGCTGGCCTTCACGAAGAACACTCGCCTGAACATGGATCCGGGCGGCTTCGAGAAGTTCATGCAGAAGGACGAGGGAGAAATCCTCGACGAGCTGCAATATATGGTCACGACGATCCCCAGCTCATGGGAATTCCTGGACCTGACATTCCTGATCACAAAGGTCAGCCGTGCCACAGCCCAGCAGATCACTCGCACCCGCACTGCATCCTTCGCCATGCAGTCGCAGCGCGTCACCGACATGAGTGATGTCACATGGGACAAGATGGGCGAGGACCCGGCTGAGCAAGAAATGCACGACATTCGGATGAGGGCCGCGATCGATGCCTACAAGGGTGCCCTGGCATCCGGCATGAGCCTTGAGGATGCACGCGACCTCCTGCCCATTGGAGTGCATTGCAATCTCGTGGCCAAGTACAATTTCCGCACCGTTGTGGAGACTGTCATTGCGCGTGAGTCGATAAGGGTGCAGGGGCCATACCGCGAGGTCGTGCGCCAGATGAAGGCTGAGACGTTGCGCGTGTGGCCTTGGGCTGAGATCTTCTTCCAGCCTCGCAATTCTCATGCTCTGAGGTTGCTTCAGGAAGTCGCCGAGGAGCTGGCTGGCAAGGGCGCAGTCTACAAGGGTGCCGCTGGCAAGGTGGCTAAGGCCATCGATCTGATCAAAAAGGGCCGAGATCATGAAAAAGGTTAAAGCCAAGGGACCAAGCAAATCTGACTTGGAGCGCAAGGTTGTGGAATTGACCGGGCAGCTGGCAAGCACATATCACTACGCGGACGCCAACTTGGACAAGGCAGGCCCAGAGCTCACCGGGAGTGGCGTCCTGCTACAGCTCCATGCCCTCGGTGGCAGGGAACTGATCGAACCGGTTGTGATCCAGGACGGACTGAGCCCAGAGACCATCGCTGCCCTCCGCAAGGACATTGAGCGCAGCTATGAGTTGGCAACGATGCTCAAGCCCAAGGGAGTGAGCAAATGACCAAACGCTGGATCGTTGTTGATCTCGACGGGACACTCTGCGACTGCTCGCACCGGGTGCATTGGGCACAGGCCAAGCAGTGGGATGAGTTCCATGCAGGCATCCCTGAGGACAAGCCCCACGATGATGTGGTGGCTCTGGTTTCTCTGGCAGCACAGAATTATGAGATCCTGGTCTGCACTGGGAGGAATGAGACCCACAGAAAGGCCACCACTGAATGGCTCAACCGCCATGGGCTGGCGGAAGTGGTCACTGACATCCTGATGCGGCCAGACGATGACCGGTCTCCGGACCACGAGCTGAAAATTCGCCTCGTCTGCGAGTATTTCGGTGACATGGACGCTGCCTTGAACTCAGTCCTGCTGGTGCTGGATGACCGTGACAAGGTGGTTGAGGCTTGGCGCGACGCCGGGTTCAAGTGCTGGCAGGTGCAGCAGGGTTCATATTGATTGAAAGGAGAACACAGATATGAAAAAGGAACACGAATTCAACGAGCTGGGCGACATCAACACTATGGTCAAAAGCTTGGGCGACCTCGTGGAAAAAGAGGTCAAGGGCGAGCCTTTCGTGGTGAAAGAGCTGAGGACAAAGGCGGACCTCTACAAGCAGCGCAACGCGATTTACGGCGACAACTATCATCGCTTTGGGCCCATCTTCTCGCTGCTGATGGAAAACCAGAGCCTCAATGTCAAATCGACCCACGACATGGCCCGGCTCGGTGTCCTGGTGCAGCTGGTGAGCAAGATCACTCGCTATGCCGAAAATTTCAATCGGGGTGGGCACGATGATTCACTCGACGACATCGCCGTATACGCCATGATGCTGAAGGAGCTGGACCAGAAATGATCAGGATCATCGGCGACGAAATTGAGTTCGATCGGAGGGTTGTGGCGCGACTGGAGCCGGGCGCCACGCCCACCCTGCTCGATGAATTCAAGAGGGAGCTCTTGTCCATCGAGGCCCTGAAGCGGGAAATTGCGGAGCTGGAGCAGGAATTGGCTGACCTGCAAACCCACGGGTGAGGGCATGAAACAGAAACACTTCAACTTTCCTGCAAACGTGCTTTGGGTAGAAGGAGGCTGCTGCTTTCGCGTTCCTGTGTTGAGTAATGGCAAAGACCGACAGAAATTCAAGCGCCCTGAAGGCTACAACAAAACGAAATACAACGGTGATTTGTGGCCATCACACAGACTGAGCTACCACCTGAACAAGGAGCCGATACCAATTGGGCCAGGAAGCAGGAAAGAGGGGCTGGTGCTTCACACCTGCGACAACAAGTGGTGCATCAATCCTGATCATCTGTACCTTGGAACAGCAAAGCAGAATGCCAAGGACAATGCCAAAAGGAATGCTGATTGGCGACGCAAGAGGTCAGAGATCCAAAAGAAGATCGGTTCTCCCAAAATTTCCCCAGAAGGAAGAAAGAGGATAGCAGAAAAGAACCGAGCAAGGATGAAACTTTACTCTTTGATGCACCCAGAAGAGATGGCACAGAGAGCTGCCAAGATGAGGGAAGCACGATGGGGGAAAAGGAATGATTCACTTGCTGTTTGATTTGGAAACTTCCAACCTCGTTCACAATTCCCTCCAGCCGCTGCACAAGCAGCCCAAGGTGATAGAGGCATTCTTCCTCCTGCTCGACGACAGCGACTGGTCGGAGGTGGGCACACTGCACTCCTACATCGATCCGGGCGAGCCGATCCCTGAGAAGGTCACCCAGATCACAGGCATCACCGACGCAATGGTCAAGGGCAAGCCAACCTTCCGCCAATGGTGGCCCGAGGTCGAGGCGTTCATGAAACAGGCGGACGTGGTGGTGGCGCACAACCTCAGCTACGACATGGCTGTTCTGGACTTTGAACTCCAGCGCATGGGTGGAAAGGTACCTTGGCCTGCAAGGCGCATTTGCACGGTTGAGGCGACCGAATGGATCAAGGGCTATCGCCTTTCCCTCACCAATCTCCACACAGAGCTTTTCGGCGAGGCATTTGAAAATGCCCACAGTGCCGAGGATGACGTCCGGGCAATGGCAAGGTGCTACATCGAACTGCACAAGAGAGGAGACTTGTGATGGCAATCAACAACAAATCGGACCGCGACCGCATTCGCCAGAGAGCGTCAAATTCAAGGCGCGAGGCAGGGATCCGTTATCTCGGCACCCGCAGCAGGGAAGCTGATGCAGAATGGAAGCGTCAGATGGCACTGATGCCGAAAGACACACGAGACCTGACGGGCCGCCTCATGGGCGATCCAATCCCAGGAGACCCGAGGAGAGCACTCGCCCATCTTGCCAATGGAGATGAAGAATGACTGTTAGGGTCAGGACCGGGTACAGCTTCAGATCGGCAGTCGGCAAGATCGAAGACGTCATCGCCCGGCTCGTGGAGATCGGAGCTACCCATGCTCCGATCACCGACACCGCCTCCACCTTTGGCTGGGTCAAGTGGAAAAAGGCAGCGCAAAAGGCGAACCTCAAGCCAGTGTTCGGTGTTGAGCTGGCTGTCACCCCTTCCATTCACGAAAAGAAGCCATCGGTCGACTACTGGACATTCATCGCACAGGATTCAATTGAGCCCATCAACGATCTGGTCGCTCTCGCCACAAGCCAGTTCCGTTATCAGCCATTGCTGACGCGGGAACAGGCGTGGTCGAGGAGCGACGTTTGGGCGATCATGGGCCACCGTACCGATTTCTCTGCAATCCCATCCAGCGACCATTTATTCGTCGCTCTGGGGCCTTCCCTGCCGAGGGGTCAGCTGAAGCGAGCCTTGGCTGCTGGGCACCGACTGATTGCAGCCTCTGACAATCGCTATCCGGCTGAAGGTGGACAGGGGTTCTATGAGACCGTGTGCGGGCGCAATGCATCGGTCCAGTCCTATCCGCAGTGGATCTTGAGCGATGAGGAATGGCTCGCCCAGATGGAAATCCTTGGGGTGGACAAGGAGCAGGCCACTAAGGCCATGATCAACCGAGACCTGATCCTGCACCGATCGACCGCCGACCTCGTCCAAGCCGAGATGGTCCATCCGCCTCGGCCCATGACGCTGCGCGAGATGTGCGAGAAGGGCGCACAGGAGTTGGGGTGCGACCTGACCAGACCAGAATATGCTGCCCGCCTCGACCGAGAGCTGAGCCTGATCGCACAGAAGGGCTACGAGGACTATTTCTATCTCGTGGCGGACATCTGCCAATGGGCGCGTCAGCGCATGATCGTTGGCCCAGCTCGTGGCTCATCTTGTGGCTCGCTGGTGTGCTATCTGCTCAAGATCACCACAGTTGACCCTATCCCCTATGGGCTGCTGTTCGAGCGCTTCATTGACATCAATCGCAACGACATGCCCGACATTGACATTGACTTCCCGGAGCACCGTCGGGCAGAGGTGTTCGATTACATCACCAAGACTTATGGACAGGATAGGGTTGCCCGCCTCGGAACAGTGGCCATGTATCAGCCGCGCTCAGCCCTCAAGGAGGCTGCCGCTGCCATGGACATTCCTCCGTGGCACTTGGAACCGGTGCTAGACGCCATCATTGAGCGGTCATCTGGCGACAGCCGTGCCCTCCAGGCCACAGAGGACACTCTCAACGACACAGAAGCTGGCAGGGAGTTCCTGGCCAAGTACCCAGAAATATTGGTGGCTGCGAAGATGGAAGGCCACCCGCGTCACTCCGGCCAGCACGCCGCTGGTATCGTGATCACCCACCAGCCAGTCAAGAAATACGTGGCTGTGGACCAGCGCACTGGGGCCACCATGTGCGACAAGTACGATGCCGAGGAGCTGAATCTCCTGAAGATTGATGCCCTGGGCCTCACACAGCTGTCCATCTTCGAGCACGCGTTGCAGCTGGCGGGCCTGGACAAGGACCATTTGTTCAAAATACCATTGGACGATCAGGCGGCATTCGATGTGCTGAACAAGGGGCAGTATGCCGGTGTGTTCCAGTTCATGGGGCTGGCGCTGCAATCCATCACAGACCAGATTGAGGTCAACTCCCTCGAAGACATCGTGGCGATCACAGCGCTGGCCCGGCCCGGCCCACTGAACACAGGCGGCACCAACCGATGGATCAAGGCCCGTACAGGCCGCGAGCCAGTGCGCTATGCCCACCCCATTCTTGAGCCGTACCTCAAGGACAACTATGGCATCGTGATCTATCAGGAAGATGTCATGCGCATTGGGCGTGAGGTCGGGGACCTGAGTTGGGAAGATGTGACAGCACTGCGCAAGGCGATGAGCAAGTCGCTGGGTGAGGAGTTCTTCGGGCGGTTCCGCGAAAAGTTCGTGGCAGGAGCAGTCAAGAATGGCATGCCGGAAGAAATTGCCAGGCCGTTCTTTGACGATCTCTCGGCCTTCGGCTCATGGGCCTTCAACAAGGCGCACGCCCTAGCCTACGGACTGGTCAGCTATTATTGCTGCTGGCTCAAGGCGCACTACCCAGTCGAATTCGCGGCAGCGACCCTGAGCCACACCGACACACCAGAACAGCAGATCAAGATGCTGCGTGAGCTGGCAGCGGAAGGTGTTGACTATATCCCAGTGGACCCGGAGACCTCCACCGACAAGTGGACAGTGAAGCGGGTGGCAGGCAAGAACTATCTCGTGGGCCCACTGAGCAATGTGCATGGTGTGGGGCCGAAGATGATGGCCACCATCATTGGTGCACGCCACCGCAATGAGCCACTCCCTGAGCGGGCGAGGAAGCTGCTGGAGAATGCCAAGACGAAAGTAGACTCCCTCTATCCGATTGAGGACGCATTCAGAAAGCTGCTGCCCAATCCAGCAGAGAAGAACATCATAACCAAGCCGACCAAGATCAAGGACATCCAAGTCACCGGGCAAGAGCAAGAGGTGGTTGTGTTCTGCGTTGTCGAGCAGATCAAGCCCAAGGATGAGAACGAAGACGTGAACGTGGCCAAGCGTGGTGGCCGACGGCTGACTGGCCCGACGCAGTCCCTGAACCTGCGCATCGGGGACGACACCGATGTGGTGTTCGCCAAGGTCAATCGCTGGGATTACGAGCGCATCGGCAGACCGATAGTCGAGCGTGGCCGGGCGGGCAAGGCCCTTTACGTTATGAAAGGATATGTCCCGAGCGACTTCCGGATGCTGTCGGTCAAGAACGTGAGATATATAGGGGACCTGGACGATGTGTGAATAATTCACCCATGGGACTTTTCATTTCAGTTGAAAAACAGAAAGATTCTCAATCGCAGCAGACACTCACACAGGACGATCTCCCATGATTTCATCGATGACTGACCTCAAATCTGTGGCCGCCTATCTCCAGCGCATTGGTGCCGAGCCGCGCTCACTGCGCGTGGCAGTCGTTAAGGAACAGTTTGGCGCATACTGGACTGACATCGCCACAATCCGCATAGACAAGCAGACCGGCACCATCGACGCGCCGCAAGGGTTTGAGCCGACCGAAAGCGAAGCTGCTCTGATCAAGTCGGAGGTGCTGGCGGCAGAGTGGCCCACGTCTGTGTTGCTGGGCAATGGCTTTGAGCTGCCCGACGAGCTCAAGACTGTGGATCCCGAAAGCATCTTCGAGCTGCGCAACGAAAAGGGCCAGCTGGTGATGATCCAGCAGCGGATTGACGATGTGCGCTCGGGCGAGAAGCGTTATGTCCCTTGGACATTCTGGTCCGACAATAAGTGGCGCAAGGCCGAGCCGGAAGGCCCTCTGCCTCTCTATGGACTGGACAAGCTCGGCAACCACACCACCGTCTTCATCCACGAGGGCGCCAAGGCCGCGAGAGCAATGCAACGTCTCACCAACCCCCAGACAGAGGAGGAAAAGGCTGCGCTGGCCGCCCACCCATGGGGCGACGAATTGCAGGGTGCTGCGCACATTGGCTGGATCGGTGGGGCACTGTCACCAGCGCGCACCGACTGGTCGCCATTGGCGCGGCTCGGTGTGAAGCGGGCCTATATCGTTGCAGACAACGACAGACCGGGCAAGTCCGCAGTCCCGAAGATCGCCCAGCGCCTGAAGGGCATCACCACTTTCTCCATTGAATTCACAGACCTCTGGCCCACAAGCTTCGACCTCGCGGACGAATTCCCGGACAAGATGTTCGCCACCATTGGCGGTGCCAAGCACTATATCGGCCCCAGCTTCCGTGACGTACTGCACCCGGCGACATGGGCGACCGATCTGGTGCCCAACCCGAGCGGGAAGGGCAAGCCTGTGCCTGTCCTGCGCCAGGAGTTCTGCGACCTGTGGCTGTGGATCGAGGAAACAGACACATTCATCTGCCGAGAAAATCCGGAGATCAACCACACCATTGCCCAGTTCAACTCCATGGTCGGTCCCTTCAGCCATGTCAACTCAACTGGGCAGCTGCTGACCAAGACCTACAAGGGGCGCGTGGCGCGTATGTGCTACAGGCCCGACATCCCGCACCGGATAGTGACCGATGGTACCACCAGCGCCATCAATCTCTACTCGCCACCGACCATCAAGAAGAACAATTCAAGCCCCAAGCCATGGCTCGATTTTCTTGATTATCTGTTCCCTGTCGAGCGGGAGCGCAATGAGGTGAAGAGGTGGTGCGCCACACTGATCGCACGTCCTGAAGTCAGGATGCTTTATGGCCTGCTGCTGGTGAGTGAGCGGCAGGGAATGGGCAAGAGCACCCTCGGCGAGCGTATATTGGCTCCGCTGGTGGGGCTGCACAACACTGGGTTCCCTGGCGAGCGCGACATCGTTGAAAGTAATTTCAATGGCTGGGTGGCCCGCAAGCGCCTCGTGGTCGTTGGGGAGATATACACAGGCCAGTCGTTCAAGGCCTACAACACGCTCAAGAGCTACATCACCGACAAGAACATAGAGGTGAACGAGAAGTTCCAGCGACCCTACAAGATCGAGAACTGGGCCCACATCATTGCCTGCTCGAACTCAAAAAAGGCCCTGAGGATTGAGGAGACTGACAGGAGGTGGTTCTATCCGACGCTGGCAGAAGTGCCATGGAGCAAGGACCAGTGGGGAGAGTTCTATGAGTGGCTGAATTCTGGGGGATTGGGTGCCATTGCCCAGTGGGCAGAGGACTATGGGGACTATGTGAGAACAGGTGAGCACGCGCCCATGACAGCCAACAAGCAGGCTCTGATTGATGAGTCTAAGGGTGAGGTGATCAACCACTGGATAGACATCTTGGCAGCAGTGGAAGCGGAAAATGAGGCTGTGGTGTTCGCACTTTCTGAGGTTCGGGACACAATGAAAAGAGTCCACGGGAAGCTTTTTGAAACGCCACTGACATTCAAGAAAGAGGCCCTGAGAGCGGGTTGGGAGACCATTCCAGAGAGGATCTCGGTTGACGGTGCACTGAGCTATGTTGTGGTGTCCCCGGCGCTGATCGAGGAGATGAAAAAACAGGTCGAAAATGGGGACAGAAAGGCGCTCCGAGCGTGGGCCGTGAGCAAGCTGCAGAGGATCAGAGATCGGGTGCAAGGGTGGATGTGAAATTTGCGCAGAACCATCGTTTTTCTGCGCTTTCGAGAGTTCCATGGGTTAAATAAACGGAAAACGCAATGGAAACAATGGAGGGGCAAAATTTCGTTTTTCGTTTTTTCATTAAATTCCTATTTGTGGGGTCATAATAAGAGAGGAGAGAGAGAGGAGGGGAGTTTTAGGAATTGTGTGTGGAAACGAAAAACGAAAGATTTTGGCGATGGCGTCTGAGACGGCTTATAAGCGGAAATTGAGGACCATCTTTGGTGGGTGGTCCTGCGCCTACGAAACGCGGTCGGGAGGGAGCTTTGGGTACCCCGATTTGCAGTTCTTGGTTGATGGGGTTCTGTTGCCTGTGGAGGTCAAGGTTGGGAAGGTTGTGGGCGACCGTCTGGTGTCGAGGCAGATCCGCCCGGCGCAAATCCACTGGCACCACGAATTTTGGTTGGCTGGTGGGAGAGCGCTGATCTTGGTCTGCACAGGCAAGGTTAGTGAGATGGATGCTTGGGCTGTCCCAAGCCTGAATAGAGAGGTCACGTCAAGATGGAAGCGAGGATGGCCAATTCAGGACTGTGCGCAAGTGGTGAGGAAAGGGGTTCTGGTAGGGATACCGACAGGTTCTTGATCATAGGGGTTGGGAAGGACAGAAAGCAGGCGTTCCGTGACCTGAAGCGTGCCTGGCCTGATATTGAGATCATCGCTCCGACAGAAAAGAGGATGGTGCGCCCAAGGAGAAAGTCCAGCAAGCAACCCTTCTGGATCGAGCGGCCACTGTTCATGGAGTATGCCGCCATCACCTACAAGAATGACTGGGAGCGGCTGTTCTCCATGCCATGGATTAGCTTTGTTCTGGGATCCGACGAGAAGCCCTCTGTCCTGCAAAGGCACGAACTCAGGGGTATGATAACCAAAGCCAAGCAGCGCAGCTGGGAAGGCGAGCTGGTTGAGATCATCACCGGGCCACTGAAAGGAACTGTCGGCATCTACGAGCGCGGCCACGTCAGGGTGAACATGTTCGGCGGTGAAGTGAGGGCAAGAGTGCGTCCTTATGATATTTTGTTGGTATAGGTACTTTCCTTTTTGGAAAAGATCAGGCATAATAGCATTCACATAGCTTGTTGGCAAATCGGCCAACATGATCGTCCCCAGTATGCCAGCCTCGGGCACGAGGTGCAAGCGTAAGTGAGCCAGTCGGGACGGGGAAGGCGAGGAACTCTGCGCCTTCCGCTGGTGGGGAGCTATGCCCAGAGTTCAGGCGAGACGAACCCAGCGCAGCGATGCAGCGAGAGAGTACCGCAAGTGGTACCACACAGCCCGGTGGAAGCGCATCCGCCAAATGCAATTGCAGCGTCAGCCGTTGTGTGCTTATTGCCTTGAGCTTGGGGTCGTGACTGTTGCAACGGTTTGTGACCACATAGCACCACACAAGGGTTCGCCCGATCTGTTCTGGAATGGTCCTTTCCAAAGTCTGTGTAAGCCATGCCACGACAGGATCAAGCAGTCGGAAGAGAGGACCGGACGACGCAAGCCCGCGATTGGGGTTGACGGATGGCCGGTTGGGAGCTAGGCGGGGGGTGTCCAAAAAATTCAACACAGCCCACTTGAAAAC